ACTACCTTGTTTTTTATGTATATATTTTTATCTGATTTTCTAGCCTCAAAAGCCTTATCGTTTTCTTTCCGTATTACACCCGGCTTTATACCCATTTCAATAAAAGTCTTGTTACCAAAGTGGTGGACATAACTATCTTTAACGTGATAACTTCTGTAACCTGCCTTGTGTGCTCGCCAACTAAAGTCCTTTTCTTCTGCTGAACCTATCGGGTAACGGTCAACATCAAATACACCTATGTCGTTAATTACCTTGCGCGATACCATGTAGCAGAAGCCGTATATTTCAGTTTCTACAATACCGGTACCCGGATTAATGGTATTAATAAAATCCTGATCCATTCCTGCCCTGTTTTTTGCAAGCTTCCATATACATTGCTCACCGCCACTAAAACAGGTTGACGGACCCACTATTCCGGCATTGGGCATATCAAAGCCTTTCATTAACTTACCTAACCAGTTAGGCGTCAGCATTGTATCGGAATTTAAAAAGCAGATGTAATTACATGAAGATAGTTTAATTCCCTGATTACAACTGTAAGAAAATCCCATGTTCTTCTTGTTTGTTTGCAGTATAAATTCGAGCTCTTCTTTTTTTTGTTTTAAATACTCTTTAGTCTTTTTGTCCGAACCGTTGTCAATTATTATAAGCTCGTAATTTGCGGTATATTTTACAAGGCTGTCAAGACATTTTTTAACATAATCCAGTGCATTAAATACAGGAATTACTATTGATACACTTTCATGTTTTATATAATCCTTTACAGGTATGATTGTTTTTTGGGGATTTATTGTATTGCCATATACTTCCAGTTCCCTTGTATCTGTAATCTGTTGAGCAATTCTTCTGTCTATCCAGCGCATTGCCATTCTACATGGCAAATCTACAATATCGCCAATTTCACCCTTAAAATTAATATTGTCAATTGATTTAGGTAGTAGTCTTTTCTTTAGTAATTTAACCTTCAATAACTTCCTCTTTTTTCTTTTTAGGTTTTCTTTTTGGTTTAACTTCCTGTATTTCGGGTTCTTGTTCTACTGGCTCAAAATCCCTAAATACCACTTCTTCTGGTATTTCTTCTTCAACTTCAATAACCGGTTCGGGTTCAATAACTGGTTTTGGCTCTGGTTTTGGCTCAACATATAGACAAGCTCTGCCAAGCCTTAAATATCTTTTTGCCACCCTTTCGGGCGGGTTAATTATCTGCCCGTTGCTGTATAATTTTATTTTCATAATTCTCCTTTAAAGACAGGGAGTGGAACATCTCCACCCCCTGTATGGTGGATTTGTTTAGAATCCAGTTACTTTCGCAAAAGCTTCAACCTTATAGATATTAAATGCCTTCCATATAACCGCTCTTATTGCGAGCATATCCTGCTCTGCAAGGTTTATTAAACTCCCGTCTCCCATAGTTAGGGTTGCCTGGTCTAAGAGCTTAAATTGAATGTCCTGGTCGTTACCCTTGTAAGCATAACTCCAATCACCTACTATAATCTCCTTAGATGCCGGACTTCCGTTATTGTCTATCATGTTACCGGAGAATCTTATAGGCAGTCCGAATAATGTAGCTGGTTCTTTAGCATTCCCGGGTTCAAATATTGGCCTTCCATAATCATCTCTTAGGTTTCTTAATACTGCTTTAGTTGACAGTGGGGCAGCCCATCCATTAGGTTCATATCCTGCTTCTTCAACCGTTCCCATAGCATTTGAGAGGTCAATCAATAAATCAGCACCAGTGGGGTAAGGTACTATATTGGTTACATCATCAGTAAAATTTTTCTCAAACGGTGAAGTTACATAGCCGAGATATGTTTGGTCTATGGTCTTTGTTATGACTTTAACAATTAAGTTTCTGAGCAAAGTCATAGTCTGTGTATTTGCGAATTTTACCCACGCTTCCTCAAAAGGTATGATTACGGGCAATTCCTGGAGTTCCAGCTTCATTCTACCAAACTCAACTTTAGATTTTCCCTTAACTGAACTTGGAGTTGAAAGCCATGTTGCAGTAGGTTCTTGGGTTATGGTATTGATATTTTCAACCTTTGTATTCATTGGCCAAACATTTAAAAACGGTTCACATACCGATTTTGTTTCAACCAACTGTAATATCTCTTTTGACAAAGTTTCATCGAGTAAGTATTTTCCTTCGTCATTATTTGTTATGTTCTGATAATTTAAATCAGCCATTTCTTAATCCTTTCATTTTACATAGCCACCTATAAACTTCTTTAAAACTTCTACGCCGTCTTTAGGTGTTACGTCATTATTTTGTTTTGCAAAATTACCATCAGAAGGATTAACCGGAGTACTGGATATAAGGTAAGGCTTGTCTTTTATCAACTTATCAGCAATCTTTGTAACCGCTTCGGGTGTTATCTCATCAACGCTTTCAAGTTCCTTTTTTATAAGAAGCTCGGCTGCGTCTGTATCCACAATATTTTTACCCGATAAGGATTTGAGTATTAGATTATCGATATCCTTAGCTTTGATACTCCCTTGAATATCCGCAAGCTGTTTTTCAAGTTCGGCAATCTTCTTTTTATCCTTTTCAGCCTCAGTTAGTTTTTCAGCTTCTATTGCTTTAAGCTTTGCCTCAAACTCGTCTCTTTCCTTCTTTAGGTCTGCTTTTTCTTTACGGTAAGTTTTAGCTTCAAGTTGTACCGCTTTGATTTCCTCTTCCGTAAAAGTTTTTTTCTCTTCTAACTCCTCTGAATTAGTTCCCTCGGATTCCCCTGAATCCACGCTTTTTGTTTTGTCAACCACTGTTGACCTCCCTTTTGTTTTTGCAAATAAAAAAGAGCCTCCACTGAAGCTCTTAATTAATCGCTATATTAAATTGTTAAATTAACTTTAAACTGCCATTGCTAACCTTTTTAATTTGCTATGATATTTATGATGTTTACTAGCATTTTCAAATAATTCAAGATTTTCAATTCTATTGTCTGTCTTGATTCCATTCTTATGATGGACTACCTCTGTTGGTTTTAAATATCTACCTAAAAACTTTTCCATTACTAGTCTATGTTCAATAACATAACCACGTTTAGCAAACGGGTGTTCGGGCATTAATACTAGTATATAACCTCTTTTACTCACATATTTACCACCCATCCAATGCCAATTGTTTTTACCTTTTTGAGCTAACCTCATTTTTTCTTTAGTTATCTCAGAACGTTTTATCCCTCTTAACTTATCACTTATTTTTTGTTTAGTTTCTTCAGATAGGGCATTACCTATAAGAGTCTGTCTTATTTTTTCTTTGGTTTCTTTAGTGTGGTGTTTGCCTAAATTTATTGTATGCCCTTTTTGAAATTTCATGTCTACCTCCTAGTAAGGTTGGGGAGCATTTACTAGGATACTCCCCATGATAATAAATATTTATGCTGCTTTTTTATATATATTAATAAACCAGTCATTAAGTTTTTCATCACTTAATGGGTTCTTCATAAATGAAATCCAATGGTCGGCGAATACTTCAGGACTTATAACTTCCGATATGGTCGTACATCTACAATTTACGTGAAAATTGGGGTAACCTACATCTTTAACAGATTTACCGTCTTTTTCTTCGCAAAGGTCGCAACATCCAGCCGCAACTAAAACCAAAGTATCTGTAATCCCGGGATTTTTTAAATTGCTTAACCTATCTCCTTCATTAAAAGCTTCAGCCACCGATGTTCGTAAAAGACGGGAAGCCTCGTACGAAACCCGTCTACCATGCAGGCTTGTTAACTTTGCAGGAGTATATCCAGGATTAAGTAAATTATTTAAAGCCGATATTGTAACCTTATCACTTGCGGCCCCACCACTAATAACATGCTGCATTACTATTCGCTCAATTTCCTGTTTTGTCCTTCTATCTAGCAGCCATAACCTATCACTTAGTTTAAGTCCGTCAGTCCATATACGGCTATATAAAGCCTTTATAGCTTCCGGTTTTACCCTGTTTAAAATCTTTATTGCACTAAACTTGCCGCCTGCCGCCTTTACCGCTTTTGTATAATCAGATAGTATTATTTTGTTTACCTCAGTTGAGAGGTCAACAGCTTCAATAATTGACTTATCCAGCAACTTCTTAAAGTTATCTGATAACCTTGCAGCTTCACGAAGTAAACTATTAATCCTTATCTTAGCTTGAGCCGCAGTGAGCGATTTTTGATTTATAATATCGGCTGCCCTTAGCTTAATCTCTCCGGCTGCCTGCAGATATAGTCTCGCAAGTTCCCGTTCCTGTAAATCTGATAACTTTATAAAATCTAACTGATGTTTTTTGTAATATTCCTTGTACGCATCATTTGCCATCTTCATTATCCGTATCAGTGTTATTAAACCTGTCAGTGTTCAAAGCCTTATCGTAAGCGTTCTTTTCCTCAAGTATTTTAGCAACTTCAGCCTCGGGGTCTTCAACTCCTATTTCGTTCATGGCCGTAGTAACCGAAATTAAACTGTCCGCAAGTTTAGCTGATATAACTTCCAGTTCCTCCAGTTCGTTTTGCGGCATAGGTATATGGGTAATTATCTCAATGTCCAAATCGTCAGGAATATCATAACCGTCATATATTTGTTTTAACTTCAACGCACCCATATAAACCTCTGCAAGTTTTGCCTTCCACACGGTATTTTTTCTATTTGTTTTTGAAATAATAGAAGCAAACAATAACTTTAAAGCAATCCCCGACAAAGCCGGAAGTCCTGTTACTTTTTCAGGTGATATATTGACCGCTTCGGAAAATTCAAACAAACATGATACTAAAGTGTTGATATGATACTTCAAGGTTTCTACATAATTGAAAGTTCCCTGTAGTTTGAATACTTCAGGTTTAATATTATCAGTTGGAGATACTCCCATTATATTCCAAGCTGCCCCTGCCTTATTTCTTAACTGTAATTTACCGTCTGCACCTGTTGGAATTTTAGCATTTAGAAATACCGTTATTGCAAACATATCAAACTTTAAGCTATCTGATAGATCGGAATACTTTTTGTTAATTTCGTCAATTATAGGTATTAAATCCCTAAGTTCTGAATAACCCCAAATCTCACCTAATTGAGCCATATTTGCCACAACATAGACAGGCAAAAAATCAAGCCAGTTACCATTGTTTCCTAGTGGCTGATATTCAATAATAACTCTTTTGGGTACTTTGATATTTTGTACGTCGTACTCGGCTTCGGATATATAACAAATACCATTTACCATTTCAAAGGTTTGCTTCCAGATAGTTTTATCGTCTGAAAAAGCTATAAAATGTATTCGGATAATTTCTTCGTAGTCGTCAAATTCGGTTACAACAAAAGTTTCGATACGGTTTCTTATCAGTATTCTAGGGTAATTTTTCTTATCGTCCCATTTTAGCTTAAATGTAATTCCACCGGAGATATTGGATTCCTGTGCTGCCTGCAACAGCTTGATGTCCATTTTGTTTAATTTGTGAATTTCGTACAGGTCAGTTTCAATTTCATCTGCCCTGTTTTGTGACACCTCAGAGGTTACACTAAAATCAATGCTTTCCTCAAACTGCCATGCTGCAAGTTTATCAATGATTAACTTACCGTAATTTAATGGTACTTGCGCTGGCCTGTAATCTTTGCCGTCAACTCTGCCATGTCTAAATTCAGGGTATTCGTCTGCTATGTACTTAAAGCTTTCATTGTTGTAATAATCGTTATATTTGATTAACTCTGCAATAACAGCCAGTTGTGAGTCGTCAAATATGGTTGGTTCAGTAACTTTTGCCAGGTCTGTTACATTTTTTAAATCACGCATATATTATCCTTTACCATACATTTTTACTTTCCTCTGTTATTAAGTGTTCTGCTGCCCAATTAGCAAGTCCGAGTGAGATAACTGTATCATCATGGTAGCCCTCCGGAGCAGAATATCTAAACTTGCCAGATGTAAGCATTTCATATTCAAAGGCCTGTAGCTCGTCAATCATTACAGGTATTCTAGGAAACGTAACTTGCCCTTGCTCAAAGGCAACCTGTAGGCTTGTTATAAGGTTCATTTTGCTTTCATTGGTAAACTTAAAGCTGTAAACCTGATAAGGTAACTGGTTTGACAGATCCTCAAATATCGGATCACCAACTCCGGTACTGTCTATAAAACCGGAGGCATTGTATTTTTTGAAAACATTGGCAATCTTTATTTTCTGTATGTCCCAGTTAAGCCTGTTAAACCTCTCAAAATAACAAAGGTGTTTACTGCCGTCCAGTACCGTTATAACCGTAAAATCCTGATACTTAGCTACATCAACGCCACAGAAGTATTTTTTACCAGCCTTTGGTTCTTCAAACTCACCTTTAATTTTGCCTTCAACATCTCTAAATACTGCCGCAACGTCCTCTAAAAACTCGGCTTCGTATTCCTGGCTAAACCAATCAGCGGGATAACTTTCTTTAGCTTCCAGCCATTCTTCTTGCGGAAAGTAAGGATTAGTGTTTGACGGAAAGTGCCATGACTCATATTTTTCAAGTCCGTCCTTGCCCTTTAGAAAAAGCCTGTAAAACCAGTTCTTACCTTTGGGAGTTGAGATAAATATACCCTTGCCCTGTTTGTCCGATAATGCTGGTCGGAGTGCATTCCAGCTATCCTCTTTTATTCTTGAGGCTTCATCTAAAATACACCAGTTAAGGCCTGCTCCTCTTAAACTTGCTTCATTATCAGCAGACTTAAACTCTATTTCTGAGCCATTTATAAAAACAAACTTTCGTTCAGCCTTAAACTCTGTCCTGATTAACTTGGCCGGTACAATCTCTTTTAATACCCTGTCATCTTCACGGGATAGCGGAAATGTAGGAGCTACAACCCAGCCTCGCTGTTTTGGTTTAACAAACGACAGCCTCCCTGCCTCAGCTATTGCGCACTCGGTTTTACCCCATCGTCTGCCGCAGTTAAGTATTCTCCACCGTGCCTCTGATTGGTGAAACAGAAGCTGTTTATCGTGAGGCTTATAGTTAAGCTCAATAACATTATCCATCTTTAAATTTGACTATAATGGGATTATCCCCACTACCCGATAATTCTTGCTTATCTGTTTGACCTAAATATTGTTTACCAAGCCAGATTGCCATAGTAGTATTACCTTTATTCGCAAGATCCCATTGAATACGACGAAGAGACATTTTTCCGCTATCAATACCTTTTTTATATATACGACAAAACTCCTCATTGCGTTGCAATGTCCTTATACTCACTCCGACTATTGAAGCTATCTCTGCCTCGGTACAGTGTATACGTGAAAGTTTCTCTATAAGTTCAAAATTTAAGTCTATTTTAGGTCTACCTATTTCTGACATGATACTTAGCCTTCTTTATAAAATTACTGTGTTCTGGGTGTTGTTTAGCATGACAATCTATACAAAGCGTTATACCATTGTTCGCTACAAACCTATTGTCTATATCGTCGCTCCATTGTTTAATATGATGTGCTTGTATTTTCCCACCGCTACCGCATATTTGACATTTATAATTGTCTCTTTCAAAAATCTTATTTCTCCAATTAACTGCATCTTCACTATTTCTATTACCTTCAAAATCTTGATAATAACTTTTAAAATCTTTCGTGATAACAATTTTCCCTTTACCGTTTAACCAGGCTTCAGCTTCCTTATCACCATTTTGAGCAGCGTTTTTTATTACCTGTAAATACTCGTTCATAACAACTCTGCCTTCTTGCCCGTATAATCTTCCCATCGTTTTACTATTATTAATTGCATTTTGTTTCCCATCGTGTTATAATATGTTCAAATGGAAATTAAATTTATATGTAACAAGTGCAACAACGAAACATTTGATAAACCTATTAACAGAAATGCAACTTGTAATATCTGCCACAAGGGACGACGACGAGCTTTTATTAAATGTCCAATTTGCAACACGTGGTTTAAAACCGATAGATATAATAAACAATTTTGTTCTTATCCATGTAAGGTTAAAGCACAATCAAGTGGCCGTTTGTCTACTCGTATTACCATAACCGAAGCCCGATCTGCTCAATCCTTGCTGGCATATCATATTAAAAAAGGACACATAATCCGCCCAGCGTCTTGTGAAGAATGTGGTAAAACCGGACAACGGATTGAAGCATCCCATGACGATTATTCATATCCTTTAGAAGTCCGATGGTTATGTCGCTCCTGCCATAGTAAATGGGATAAAAAACACCCTAAGAATGTTACAGTAAAATTGCCTCTTTCCCAGTATACTGCTCCCACCTGGATTTTATAACGTCACAATAATGCTCATCCAACTCCATCATAAAACATTTGCGGTTTAACTTTTCACAGGCTATAAGGGTTGAGCCTGAACCGCCAAAAGTATCTAAGATATTGTCCTCACTCTTACTGCTATTCATGATAGCTCTTTCTATAAGGGCTATCGGTTTCATTGTAGGATGTTGATCGCTTCTTGATGGTCTGTCTATTTCCCAAACAGTATCCTCATTGGCTCTGCCATAATATTTATGTCCACCCTTTGCATTCCAACCGTAAAGAATAGGTTCATGTTTCCATTTATAATCTTGCCTGCCAAATGTGCTATTGTTCTTTACCCAAATAATTACACTTGATAAATAAAACCCTGCATCAATAAACGCCTTTGTAAAATTATACCTTTCCGTATCCGCATGAGTTATATAAGCAGATGAACCAGCTTTAGTAACTAATAAAATATTTATATATGCATCAAGTAAAAATTGATAAAAGTTATCTACATTATCATTTTTTATTATTTCTCTTTTTTTAGTACCACCGTCATAAGCTATATTATACGGAGGGTCAGTAAACACCATATCCGCTTTTTGTCCATCCATTAATCTTTCAACATCATCAATTATTGTCGCATCTCCGCACAATAACCTATGCTCACCGAGTTTATATAAGTCACCTTTCTTGGTTATTGGTTCTTCTGGTACTTCGGGAACGTCATCATCCTTCTCATTCTCGTCAGGTGTGTATAACTGGTTCATTAAATCTTCAATTTCTTTTTCATCGAAACCAGTAATGTTTATATCAAACTCGCCTGTATCAATCTCCAAGAGTAAATCTTTTAACTTAGGTAAGTCCCAATCACCCTGTGCTTTATTTAATGCAATGTTTAAGGCTTTTTCTTTTGCCTCCAGTAAATCAACAACCGATACCTCAACTTCGGTTATGCCCTGCTCTTTGAGTATTTTTAACCGTTGATGGCCACCCACTAAATTACCGGTCTGTTTATTCCAAACTAAAGGCTCGACAAGGTCAAATTCAGTTATTGACCTTTTAATCTTTTCGTACTCAACATCACCCGGCTTTAAATCCAGTCTTGGATTATATGGTGCTGGATTAATTTTACTTATAGGTATTTTTTGAATTATCATAGTTTATTTTCATAATCCCAACCGCCCACCCTTCAACCACTTAAATTACTTATGGTTATTTGTGGTTAAATAAAAAAGACACGTTTTTGACGTGCCTGAAATAATTTTAATTCTTATTTTTACTCTCTATATTAATTATACACTTTTTGATTAGTCGTTTTGGTTTTTGTCAAGTCCCTGCTCGATATATTCAACCAACCAATCTATTTTTCTATCAATTTTTTCTTTAAAAGCAAGTATGTCTATATCCAGTTCATAGCCAAGCTCTTTAATAAACATTGTCCAGCACTTGTGTTCGTGTTTCGGATCATAAGCTACTTCACATAATGCTTCATAGACATTAACAAGATTGTTAATTCTATCTTCGTTTACCTGCTTATAAAAATTACGTTTTACTAAAACCTGTCGCATTTTCACCCCCTTTGCAATAAAAAAAGCGGCTGTAAAGCATTTCTGCTAAACAACCGCTCCGTATAGAGTAGGTTAATATTTAGTTGTTAAATTAAGTTACTTCATGTCATATAAAATTAATAATCTGGATAATATTTTTTTCCATACAAAATAAGGCAACCATTTCGGTTTAGGTCTTATATGTAATGAAATATATTGTTCAACTTTTAAATTATAACTATCTGATAATTCCTCTATTATTGTTTTCATATCACCTCACTTCATTTTTAAAATTAATGGTACTTCCCCTATTTTTACTTCCCCATCATGGATTTTTAGTGTAATTTCCATATACCGATGTCTGTCAAGTTCTTTTCGGTTACGCTGTGCAAATTCTATTATTGCGTCAGTCGTACTTTTTTCGGCTATATGTTACTCCAATACTTCAAGTTTTAATGATAGAATTTTACTTACACATTTATCTACAAGATTATTTAATCCTAATAAATAATCTTTATCGGCCCTGCCCGTTACCTGCTCACATATACCACTATCAAGATTATGTTTTTCGTCTAATAACCAAAATAATATGCTTTTTATTTTATCTTTATCCATTATTTATCTCCTTCTGGTAATTCTGGTATTATTACTACTAATTTTACAGATTTGCCAATAGCCTTTTTTAACAATTCCTTTTTATTTTTTGATACAGAACCCATACAGAAATCCCCGATGTAAAAATCTCCAAATTCACCTGAACAAAAACCATCATCATATTCTAATTTAGCTTTTTGTATTATTATCTCCATATCTTATCCTTTCCTTAATGAATTA